CGGTAGTTGAGGCTTTTTTTATGCAAATTTTTAACTAAAAGTTATTTAATAACATGTACGAAGAAATTTTAAACGCTCTGAAAACCAAGTTTAAAGGGGTTCCGAGTAAGGTGTTAGAGCAACGGGCAAGAAACATTTCTAAAACCGTTACCGAGGAGGACGGCGTTCAAACCGCAGTTGACGGGATTACGCTGGACGACTTATTTAAGGCACACGGGGACAGTCGGGCAACCGAAGCCTCCAAAACCGCAGGCGAAAAAGCCGTTAAGAAATTCCGCGAGGAGAAAAAACTTGACGACGACGGGAAACCAATTTCAAGCGGGGGTGGAGATGACGATGACGACGATGATGACCCACCAGCTGACGGGGACAAAGCTCCAAAATGGGCTAAAGGTCTCGTTAAGAAAGTGGATGACCTTTCGACAGAACTGGCAGGCTACAAACAAAAAGAAGCCGCTACAGAGAGGGCAACTACAATTGCCGGGAAACTTAAAACTGCCGGAATTCCTGAGAAGTTACATAAACGCTTTTCTGTTGCTGATGACGCGGACGATGATGCTGTTGACACAGCTATTACCGAGTATAAGCAGGAGCTTAACGATTTAGGGATTGCCGGGATGAAGGAACCTGGAGGGGGCGGAAGCTCCGAAAAGTCTGAGGAGGACTATAAAAAAATTATGAACGGTGAGGCTGACGAGGAGGATGCCGGAACCGTGAAATTGGATGTTTAAATTTTATTAAAAATCATGTACGTAACAAAAGAGACTGAATATCAAAACAACCCTGTTATCAAATCTCAAATTGAGGTTTTATCAGGAGGAGCCATTGTCGCCGCCGCTGATTTCAAAACAGCGTCAACCGAGTGTAAAGCCGGGGCGATAGTAGGCGAGGATTCAAATGGTCTTTTTCATCTTGTTAAAACTGCTAAGATAGTAGCAGGTGGTAGTGCAAGTGCGCCGAGGATTGGTTTAGTTCACGAATTTAAAGTTGGTGACATAATCAGCGACGGCCATGTTGCATTAGAAATAGATACAATTACTGTAGGAGAAACTTACGATACGTTAGCTTTTACCACAGGGCAATTGACTATTTATGCCACCGATACTGTTTTATACCAAGCCGAAACAGCCGATACCGCAGGGAGCGGCACAGACGCTGAGGCTACGGTTCAAGATACTGTTGGAGACTTTTTGAAGTGTACAATACCGGTAACTTCTTACCCGGTGAACTTTAATGGCGTTACTCTACAAATCGGTCAAGCGGCCGACGATGTACTAGCCGTTGCCTATACCAATGGAGTTTTATTGATTTCGCTGGCAGATACCACCGCAGCAAATAACAATGTAGCTGTCATACAGGCCGCAGTTCGTGCCCTAGGCACGGTTGAGGGGCTTGACTGGTCAGAGGCTACATTTGCCGGAACAGATTGGGACGCAAAGCAAACGGGAGCAACACTAACAACCGCGACGGATAATTTCCAAGGCGGTGTAAATAAAGCCAATATGGGCGTTAAATATGCTCCTGCTGGATTATCTATTAACCCTGTTGATTTGTCAAAATCAAATCAGTCCATAGGTGTACTTTTAAGAGGCTCCGTAAGCGAAGCAAATATGCCACAATATGTGGACGCTACAATTAAGGCTTTACTACCGTTAATTCGTTTTGAATAACCCTATAAATTAGATAAAAATGGAAAGAAGTTTAATTAAAGAGGTTAACAAAAAGAATATGACGGCTCGGTTTACAAGTAAAACCATTAACCCGGTTTACTTCCCGAATTTCTTTGGCGTAAAGCCTGTTTCCTCATTAAAGTGGGAAACTCTCCAAGCTGAGAGAGGAGTACCAGTAATGGCAGATGTAATTGCGTATGACGCAACTGCCCCTATTAAAACCCGTGAGATTGTAAATAAAATGAGTGGCGACATTCCTAAAATTGCAATTAAACGAGGTATGAATGAAAGCGATTGGAACGAATATACCAGGCTGCGTGATTATGTTAGCGGTAGCGCCGATTTAAAGGCAGTACTCGACCACGTGTTTGAGGATTTCGATTTTTGTTATAATGGTGTTCGTGCCCGTGTTGAATGGCTGTCGATGCAAGCCGCCTCAAAAGCGGAAGTTTCATTGTCTAAAACCAATAACGCAGGTGTTGTTACCGAAAGCAAAATTGACTATCAAGTTCCTAGTGATAATAAAACGGGTGTAACAACAAACTGGTCAGATTCGGCAACCGCGACTCCCTTGGCTAACATTGAGGCCAAGGTAGCAGCCGCAAGAGCAAATGGCCGTATCATCCGATACGTAACCATGACACTCAGCGATTTTAATAACCTGAAGAAAACTACGGAGGTGATTAACGCTATTAAAGCCTGGGTAAATACCCGAGGCGCTTTAGTTGTAACTCACGCAGTAATTAACGATTATTTGTCGGCTAATTTGCTTCCAAAAATTGTAATTGTTGACCCAGCCGTAAGGTTCGAGAATAAGGACAATGTCCGAAGTATTGTTTCCCCATGGGAAAGCAACCGGATATTATTCAGCCAGGATATTATTGTTGGAACCATCCAGCATGGTCCTATTGCAGCTGAAGGCTCTGCCGAGGTGAAAAAGATTGCCACCATGGCCAAAAGGGACTTTACCCTTATGACCAAGTGGGGAACTCACGAACCGTTTACGGAGTGGACTAAAGGTGAAGCCAATGTCTTCCCGGCGTTGAACGACCCTGAAAGTTTATACTATTTGGATGTTGCTCACACAGGTTGGGGAGCCGACTTATAATATTTAACTGTCATCATGTCAACAGTTAATGAAATCATAAGAGAATATCCCGCGCTTGGCGACATTGGTGACGGTATGCTGTCAAAAGCTGTGGCAGACCGCGATTTAAGTGGGGATGCCTCTTATGTTTCAACTCTAAAACAAAAAACCGAGTTGGTAGCCGCAGATTTAATGATGCACGTTGCTACATCGCCGGAGTTTAAGGAAGGAGACTTATCGATAAAGCATAAACCTGCAGAGCTAAAAGCTTTTGCAAAGCTGATTTACGATGAGTACGACGACCCGAAAGCCGATACGGTATTTGCACAACCAACGGTTAAAAACGCTTCAAGCCAATGGTAAAACGCTACCCACATACTTTTAATTATTACCCCGCTTCGGGGAGTACTGAGGGTGGTGAGTATTTACCTGGCGTAGAAGCTGACCCCGTTCCTTTTAAAGGTCGGGCAGTTTTTAAACCACAAGTTGTGAAAAATGCTGATGGAAGTATGAGCGAGATACAGGGAAAAATCCATTGTAAACCGCTTGATGCTGAAATAAAAAAAGGTGATACCGTAAAACTCGGTGAACGTTCTTTAAAAGTTTTTCAAATCAGAAAAGACCAATTAGCATGGGTTCTTTGGGTGGAGTAAAAATAGTCAATTTGGCTCAGGCACTTAGCTCAATCGATAATTTTGTTGACAACGTTGACAATGCCGTGCTAGAGGGCTTTAAATATGTGGGCGAAACTTTTATTAGGCAAGCTCGCTTAAAGCGTGAATTTGAGGATGACACGGGAAACCTGCAGTCATCCATCGGCTATATTATTGGAAAAGACGGTAAAGAAATGTTTGAAGCTGTTAATGGCGCCGATGAATACATTCAAGAGCACGAAGGAAGAGCGGAGGGTTTAAGGCTTGCAAGGGCTGTTCTGAAGGAAAACTCAAATGGATGGGTGTTGATAGGCGTTGCGGGAATGGAGTACGGGATTTATGTTGAGGCCAGGGGCATTAATGTAATTTCATTTAGTGTCCCAGGCGCGCAAAAGCTAATACAGGAAATATTAAACTCTTTAAAATAGTGGGGGGCGAGAGTCCTTGAAAAGAATGAACAAATCAGGAATAGATATAATTGACCGTGCTTACTTCTTTTTAGTAGCTGCCGGTATTGCCGATTTAATAACTGGCAACATCCACAAGGGGAATTATAATCCTGACCCGAAAGGTTCAATTGAGGAAGAGTTTATTGCTATTAATACCTTGCCATTTAGAGCGTACGATGTTGTACATGAGGGATGGGTAAATATTAACCTATTTATAAGTGACAAAGACGGGAATACCGATTTGTCACGATTTAGAAAATTAAACCCTGCAATTCAAATTGCAATAGCCGGGTATCAGTCGAAAAAGGGCACGTTATCACAAAAATCAAGAGACAAAGCCGGGGCTTACACAACCAACGAGGTTGATTTAACCGGAGAGTATTTATTTCTTAAAATACGTGATGTACACGGACCTTATCACGATAGCGGGCAAGAGGTATTTCGCAACCATTCAATAATGAATTTCAGGGTAAAATGTTTAATCGAAAAAATTGAATCATGATTATATTCAAAGAAATTGACAAGTTAGAAATTGGCGCAGTTGGAGATAACGGCGCTATGGGAGATACCCTAACCGATTATAAATCGAAGTTAGGCAGGGGTGGGCTTACGTTCGAGGGAACTCTCCCCGGTCTTATCGAGGAGAAGCTTGACGGGAATGATGTTCCTGTTGTGGCTATACCCGCGCCCGGAGAATCCTCCTATTGCACCGGAATTTTAAAAAAGTATTCGCTTGACGATATCGCGACCTTTGAAGGAGGCGCAGTGGTAATTGGTACGGGTACGTACTCTGCCCCTACAAGCAGGGTAGCACTTTTTTATTCAGTAAAAATCACGGGTAAAGCCGTTGACGGTACATACGGAGTAATGAACATGCCTAAATGCCTGGTTGTTGGGAAACGTTTTGGTAACCCCAACTCAGATGCAGAGGGAATGCTCGGGCTGGCTTTTGGTATCAAAGAAATGATGCC